ATGAAAGTTGTATCTCAAGATAATCCTGAGTTTAAAGATATTATGGATGCAATGATGGGTAAGAAGAAAGATAATGTTATAGAAGGTAAGTTTGGTAAATCTTTTGCTGAAGAAGTTCGAGACAAAGACACAAAAGAATTTAAAGTAAGTAGAGAAGAATTTGACCCATTAAGAAACTACGACGATAAAGTTGCAGAGGATATGTTTCAAGGTGGTCCAACAGCAAACGATCCAAAAATTGATGCAGAGATGTTAGCAGAATTTTTAGCAGAGGATGCAGGAAAAGTTTACGATGATTTACCTACAAAAGAAAGATTAGATTTTTATGATAGAGCATACAAAGCTATTATCAGATATCAAAGAGATAATACAGACTTTGCAGATGGTGGTCGTACTGGTTTCTTTATGGGCAGTAAAAGTCCAAAAGGGGCAGCTTTATTTAGAGAGTTATTAAAATTTATGAATACACGTGGAGGAGATAAAGCGAAAACAAGTCCTCTTGAACTATTAAAAAGATTTAATCCTAAACAATATAAAAAACTTTTAGAAGATCCTCTTTTGTACACTAAAGGCAGAGAAGGTATTATGGCAAGTGATGCTATTAAAAAAGGTGCTGATGAAGCAAGAGAGGCTAGAATTGGCATGACCGATCAACTTTTGAATATAGCTAAAAAATTACGAAAGTCAGATAAAAATATAGAGGCAAGAAATAAAGACATGATTCAAGCAGCTATTGAAGCTGGAGTGTCACCTGATCTAGCTGAAGATTATGTAAGAGGCCTTACACAGTCAATGTTGAAAGCAACAAAAATGGATGCACCTAAACCAAGTGATGAAGGTATTTTACAACTAGAACAAATTCTTAAAAATTTAAAAACAGAGGGTAAAACTAAAAGAGATTTAAATGCAGATGGTGGTCGTATTGGTTTTAAATCTGGTATGACTAGACGTCAATTTTTACAACTTGTGGGTGGTCTGGGCGCAGCAGGAGCCGCAGCTAAAACAGGTATATTAAAACTTTTTGGTAAAGATGCAGCTAAGAAAGCAACACAACAAATTGTTAAGACTCCACCCGTTGCAGGTAAACCAGAATGGTTTGATGCATTAGTTAATAAAGTTATTTTAGAGGGAGACGATGTGACTAAACAATTTGCAACAAAAGAGAGAGAAATTGTTCACCGTGTTAATTTAGAAGGCACTGCTGACAAAACAAAAAAATTTGAAACATATGATGATTCTGTTTATGTATACAGAGATTTAGATTCAGGAGAAATTAGAGTGGAGTATAACTCTGTTGATAATATGTCAGAAGCACCTGTAAATTTAACTTTTAAACCAGGTATTGCTGATGAAGCAACCAAAGGTAAACGTATTGCTGATGAATTTATAGCAGACGAAACAGTCCCTGAATCAAGAGCGTCAGGCCCTGATGATTATGACATAGAAGATGGAATTGATGAGTTTAATAATGTTGACGACCTATCTTCTGATGTTTCTAAATTGAAAGAATTTGCAACAAATAAAAAAGGAACCATGAAAGAGATTGTAGATGCTATTAAGAAAAGAAAAAAATCAAGAGCAATAATTGAAGACAGCAGCGCACAAGCAGATTTTATAACCACTAGACAAGGTGATTACGTCCCAGAACCAGATGACTATGCATCAGGCGGTATTGCAAAAATGCTAGGAGAATAATATGGATGTAGTAGATAAAATTATAGAGCTTACAGAATTATTCGACGACAACATAGTAACTACAGCAGACAAAATAGACAGACCACAACAAGCGTTAGACAAAGAAGCATTTGACGATTTTAACAAACGTAATTCAATGGCTGGTGGTGGTATGTTGGTGCAACCAAGTGCTGATGGATCTAGACCTGGGTATGCTAAACAAAAAGATGTTGGAAAAAAATTAGTAACATTAAAACAATTATCAGAATTAGATTTTCCTAT